GCGCGCGTCTATATTAACTGTTTTATCGCAGTATTGTGAATATACGCTTTTAATATGCTATTTGCAAATAAAAAGGGGCGCCTAAGCGCCCCTCTTAATAGGTTTATAACCTTAACGATTATGCACCTGGAGATCCGAAGATACCTCTAGGATCAGAGAAGCCGAAGCTGTATCTTTCCCTAGCTTTATATCTAACGTTACCAGTCTCAAAATCACCTTCCATGGCAGTTTTGATTGGTGCACGAACCATGTGCTTCATTCCGTTAGGAACATCAGTCTTAATGAAGAACGCGTCATCATCAGATAGGAAGTTATTTACCACATATCCTTGTGGGATCATTCCTTTAGATGCCAATGCGTTGATGTCATTGTCAGCTGTTCCAACTCTATTAGCAGATTTCATGATTCTCTCAGCTATGAATTGCTGTGAAGAGTGAATGATTAGTTTCATTCCTCTAGCAGCGATTTTTAAGCCTCGCTCATCAGTCATCTTAGCGATGTCAATGCAAGCTTGCTCTAGTGAAGTTTCACTAAGGTCAGCTGGTGTAGCTAACTCGTTAGAGAAAGTTCCAGCTATTGTTGGGTGGTCAGTTGCACAAAGTGCTTTACCGTCACCGCCAGTAGCTGATGTGAAAGCGTTGTCAAGAATATTGACAGCTTTAACTTGCTTTGTTTGAGCCATAGATCTTGCTAGTGCTTTTGTGTAACGAGTAGAGATTTTGTCATACAAGTTATCTTCAATCGCTTCTTCAGTGATTGCAAACGCGAGAGCAATTGTCTCGTGTTGGTATCTTGCTGTGAAAGTCTCTTGCGCGTTGTCATAAGCAACTGCTGAACCTTCGGCTTTTACATTCGCTTTATCGAAACCTGATAACATTACTTCTTCTTCGAATGCTCGATCAGAATTTTCTGTATCATAGATTTCTGCGTGTTGGTTCTCGTAGTTTTTATACTCAAGTCCGAATAATGCATTCAGACCTGGCTCTAGCTCTTTCGCTAGTTGTTGTCTTGATATAGCCATTATTTATGTCCTCCTGCTATTATGCGTACAAGTGCTCATTAATTAGAACTTTGTAGACTGCGTTAGCTGAACCAATTTCTGATCTACCAGTTTTTCCAGAAAAACCGATAATCATTAGATTGGCACCAGTACCGATGTCACTAGAATCTAATTCCATTGCACTTACACCTGTTGTTGTATTGCCTGTGCCTACGACTACGTCTGCTGTTTGCATAACGTCAGTTTGTGCAGATGCACCATCACCTTGTATTTCAAATACTTGGTGTGGATCATCATATACAAATGCGTCAGCTACAGCTCCGTTTCCGCTTGCTGCAGACTGGTTTTTAAAAGTTGGTTTGTTAGTTGTTGCGTCATCGTATTTGCAACCCCAAAAAACACCAATGTTTGTACTACCTGTTCCAGCTTGCTGGATATTGCCAGAGTCTGGCTGTACCATGTCACCCTGGAAAATTGCATTTGCTTCGTTAGATGCAATTTTGTACTCATTGAGTTTTTGGTTAGCTCCTCCGCTGATATTACCAACTGGGTTCAAACCAAATGCGGCGTCTAAATTTGCCATATTGTTATCCTCCTTAAAGGTTTGTTGTTTATATCAGTGGTCGAAATATCAAAACGCTATTTCTTTGTACCACCAAAAGTTACACGAGTCTGCCTCTCTTGATTGATCGGCATACTTGGGTGCTGTTCCTTCAAGACATCGTTATCTAGTGCTTCAGTACGATCAGCGGTCATCTGTTGATAATACGCTTCTCTCTGTTGCGCGAGCTCTTCGGGTATCCTTGCCAGCACAAGGCCACCAACTCCTATAACACCTGCATACTTACCTGTCTCTACTGACGGGTAGTCATCGTTAGGATATTCGTCAGCTCTGACAAATTCCCAACCAGATCGAGTTTTACCGGAAATATTTTTGGAATCATCGTTCCCCATACTTTCGGCTCTTATCCATCTGTGCCTATACCCATCTGGTGCAGGCGGTGCATCTAGTGCTGATGGTGGAGTCCATACTTTAGGCTTTTCAGTTTTAGCCCGAGTTTGACTCGCGCGGGAAGTTTTATTGTTTGTTTTCTTTTCCATATGCTTATACCTCCTTCGCGGCTAATTGTTTCGCATATTCTTCTAGCGGCACACCTAATCGTTTAGAAATAGCTACCTGTGACGGTGTGAGTTTCACAGTTTTTCTGCGTCCTTTTGCGGCCGGACGTTTAGCACTTGCAACAGTCTGAACCGGAGTTTCGACTGCAGATTCTTTATTTGTAGCAAATTTGTGTGGGAATTCAAGTCTTATTCGTTTATCCACCTCAGAATAATATTCATCTGATTGTGGATCAAACCCTTCATCTTCTACAAGTCTCCTATGTATGTCAAATGCAGTGTAAGTCATTGCATTATCCGTACCAAACCAAGTGTTTTTAGCGGCCCAATCGTTGGCTTTTGGGTCAACCGGGGCTGCTTGCTGTATGTCTTGGGCAGTTGGCATTTCTCTTGCCATTTGAGCCATATTTTCTGTTGGCTGGGCTGCTTGTCTCATACTTTGTATTTTTTCGCTTTGTTTCTGTATATTTTTTAGCCTAGCTTCTTCCATGGTCATTTGAGAAATAGTTCTTTGTGCCTCTATTTGACCATCAACATCACCATCAGCAATAGCTTGTTTTAATTTTGCTTTTGCAGAATCTAATCCAGCTGTAACTTTTTGTTCTAACTCACTTGTGTATTGACCACCAAGCTCATCGTATCTATTTTTCATTCGATCAGCTTGATTTTTTATTTGTTGAGCGTAAGTAATAGCTTCTTCTTTTTGCCTTTCGGCTTCACGCATTTTACGTGTTAGTTTCGCTATTCTTTTTTGGACTCCGTCGCTGTAGTCATCGAGTTCGCTTTTTTGAACAGCAGGCTGCTCAGCAGGTTCCTCAACTGCGTTATCGGACTGATTACTGTCTTCACTAACTTGTTCAACTTGTACCTCCTCTTCGTCTAATGTTTGTTCTGGTGCTGGTGCATCCAAATCAATTTCTGTGGCTTGCTCATCAGCTTCACCTACATCTATTCTTTCGTCATCTAGCATAGTTAATTCCTCCTATGAATTACATTGCGTGAATAAGATCTTTTGGATCTTTAATCGTTCCTAAAATCTCATCATCGTTTAACATTCGTATCTCTCCGCCGTCAATTTGCATACGTGATCCTGCATATCTTGCAAAGATCACCCAATCTTTTGGTTTGCACCAAGCTCCTGTAGGGTATCTCTCTTCGTCTTTGTAACAAAGAGGTCCCATTTTTAAAACATAACCAACTTGTACAGCTGCTCGTGCTCTATCCAATGTTTCTTGTGCAATAATAATTCCGCCTTCACTTTTTTCTTTAACTTGAAAAGGCATAACAAGTATACGCCAACCCGTAGGGTCAGGTAATTTTTCTAAATTTGTGGATGTAGTTTCTTTTTCCGCTTCGTGTGCGGCTATTTTTTTTGCATCTTCTTCAGCGTTATATTTAGCCTCTAATGCGTGTGACGTTGTTTGGGTCATCTTTATTTGGCTCCTTTGGTTCTAGCAGGTTAGAGAGTTCCTGATTTATTTGATCCACTCCGTGGATCTTACCTATTATATATTTATATTCCTCCATATTGTCAATCCCGCCGTTTGCGATGGTCTGTACTAGGTTTTCCATCACTTCGGACATGTGTCTTTTTAACTTGTAAATGACGTTTATTGGATCTGTAGCTCCTGACATGTTTTTTCTCCTTGTCCCCCAAGGTTTCCCAGAACTCGTCCAACGTGTTCTTAGGCTCGTTATCCTCCCCCATTGTATACCCCCAATGCGTAAGTTACTCACTATTTTTTCTTGAAAATATCGACCCCCTTGAGTCCGTATATGGACGCCACGACCCCGACAAAAAGCGTCTGGTACCAGAAAGGTAAATTGTTAAACTGCTCAAAGAACATGTGCAGTTTGGCTTGTATGTCTGGATCTTCACTAAACACAGACCATATTAACAAAATGACTGGGGCACTTACGAGGATCAAAACGAACTCGTCTTTCCATCCCTTGTCATTTGATTGCCTTACGGCTGCTTGATACTCAATTTCGCCACTTGCCATTTTCTGTGCATGCAACATAGCTGCATCTGACTCCAGCATTTTACGCTGCTGTCTATTTTTCATTATGTGGGTGCCAGCGCCGATTGCTAGTTTGACTACGTCAAGTATCATATGATTATGTGAAGTTACCTATTAGTAGAACTACTACCACAAATGCGACTGCACAAACTACATACTTGTGTTCTGTCCAGTAATGCATTGCTTTTGCTTTTATTGATTCGATCATTTGCGTCTCCTCTTCTTATTTACACCTGCTTCGCTAAGCGCGATAGCTA